AGAATGAACATGAATTAAAAGCTGACGGTATTGTTGGTAAAATTACATGGGATACAACCTTCGCTTACCAAAAAAATAGTTAGGAGATTATTTTGAAGAACAGTTACTGGAAAGATGTAGCTATAAGAGCTATTAGAACTGCAGTACAAGTATTTGCAGGCGTACTAATGGCTAATCAAGCAGGAATGTTTGAAGCAGATGTTTTGATGGCTGGCTTAATTGCTGGTGCATCAGCCCTTGTTGCCGTAATCCAAAACGCACTGGAAGACGCACCATTTGACTTTATGTCAAAAATACCAAAGGGTTAAGTTCTCAGAGATGAGAGCACTCGAAAGAGTGCAGGTGTGCGTGGACTTCGGAGCGGTATAACCGCTCCGTTGTCGTTTATAGTATAAAATGTAATAATGAGTAAAAAAAGAGCTTACACATTACCTAAAAGCATATACCCAAATCTTAATAGAAAACAACGAAGACAATTAGCAGCAATACAAGCTGGAAAGGAAAGAGAATGAAATTAGAAGTTTTAAGAATAAGTTCACAAGAAGACTCAACAAACGGTATTTTATTTGATATCACAGATGGTGAACGCAAGTTTCTTTGCTATACCATTGAAGACGAATTTAGAGCTGACAAAATTAGAGGGGAAACCCGTATACCAGAAGGTGAGTATAAGCTAACACTTCGTACAGAAGGCGGTTATCACAATCGTTATACTGCAAAATATGGTGCTTGGCACCGAGGTATGATTTATGTCAATAATGTTCCAAATTTTGAGTGGATTTTATGGCACACGGGGAATAGCGACGAATCGACGGCCGGTTGTTTAATTTTGGGCTCTAATCAAACTGAAAATATAACAAATAAAGACGGGTTTGTCGGCTCTTCAGTTGTGGCGTATAAAAAAGTTTACCCGGGGATTGCAGATGCAATTGAATCGGGTGAAGAGGTAACAGTTAATTATGTTGACTATGACCACAGAGAAGGTGGTAAATTTTTATTACCACAAGTACCAAGAAGTGGTTCTGGTGGCGGTTCTGTAAAGAAATTTTTATAATGGAAGATGATTTTGTACTTCCAGACAATATGTTTACAGAAAACCCTGTTTTTATTGATACCTCTCACGAGTATGATGACGATTGTGGAGATGCTTGTAAAATATGAAGTATTATTATAAAGTAGAAGTTTTAAGAATAGTAGATGGAGATACAGTAGATGTTAGAGTGGATTTGGGTTTTGATGTGTGGCATAAATGTCGTGTACGACTTATGGGCATTAACGCTCCAGAGTCTCGAACAAGAGATTTGGAAGAGAAAAAACGAGGGCTTGCTGCAAAACAGTGGCTTATTGACAAAGTAGAATTTAAAGATGTAGAAATGCAATCATACGGAAAAGGTAAGTATGGTCGCATATTAGGCGAATTATTTGTTAACAAAGTAAACATTAATAAATTAATGGTAAAAGAAGGACATGCTGAAGAATATGACGGAGGTAAGAGGTAAGCTAAGAAAATATGTAGCTTACTCTTTAGGAATAGGTGGAATAGCTCATTTTATAGAGTTTGGTTTTGCTTTATATGAAACTGCATACATTACAGCAGGGATAACATTATTTTTTGGATGTTTTGATTTAATTGCAGCATATATAGTAAAAGGTGACTAACTCTAGTTAACAATCTTTTAACAACATAAAACACTATATTTCAAAGCTTTGTGATAATATTCACAACTATGGATTATTTTGTAGGATTTATATTTGGATATTTTTGTAAGTACTTTATTAGCACTTTAAATAGACTTTCTAATCGTGAATTTATATATTTAAGATATGAGGACGATTTTTTATCACCTTTAACAGAAGACGATTTGCCTTAAATTTCTATGATATAATACGCTCTAGCAGGAGTGAATATCAGAAAAATACAAACTTTTTTAAGGTTATTAGTAGTAGGTCTTCTTATATGGCCTTTTCCTCTTGCATATGCTTCTGAAGTAACTGAAACAGAAACATTCGATGGCACTAATGGTGCTCAAGTTACAGACTTAGGAATACCAAGTGGTAACTATGCCGTTGATGATGGAGATAATGTTTCTATAAGAAATGACCAAAACTGTTGTGGTGTTGGTGGTCAATACTTTTTTAGTTTATTAGATAATCAAACTGAACAAAACGCTAATACAACAGGTTTTACATTTACCCTACCTAGTGACCACGACATTAAAGAAGTAGGATTTAGAACAGCTGGTGTCAATACTGCTTATACTATTCAATACAATTATTCGGATAGTACTAATGAAACTGTTAATTACAATGGACAAGCTGGTTCACAGTATGAAGATATAACTAAATCAATTACAGGTAAATATATAACTAGCTTTGTTATTACTGTTTCTGACTGGTCTGGAATAGATACAATCTATTGGAAGTATGATTCAACACCGGTACTAAATACACCACAAAATTTAACAGGAACAGTTAACTATGAAAATGGTACAGTACTTGTAGATTGGGACGCACCAGCAAGTAGTAACACTTCAGTAGAAAGATACGCAATAGGTTTTGGTATAGCTGATGATTCAAGTACACCCTATGGTATAGCAACAGGTAATGTTGGAGATTCTACTGCTTTAAATACTGAATACACATTTACTGCAAGTTACTTAAAGTCTGTTTTTACAGATGCACATGGATTATTTAATGTAAAGATTAGAGCAGACAACGATACAAGTTCTGTTTACTCTTCTTACACAAGTACATTAGGAGTGACAATAGTAAACAAACCTCCTAAGCCTACAAACTTAGCTGTTTCAGAATCAAGTGGTACATATAGATTAAGTTGGACAGCTCCTACAGGTGGATTTGTTGATGCAAGTTCTTATAGAGTTTATATGAAAGTTGGAGACAACGACTATGTAATGATTAATGCAGCTATAACTGAAACTTACTTTGATATACAACATACAAACTTAACAGAAACAACAGCCTTTCTTTACTATATATCTTCTTGTGGTAGTGAAAATGATTGTAATGTTGATAGTACAAATACTGTTGGTTATACCTATACCTATTCAGCTCCTGCTTTAGGACCACCAATGAATCCTGTTGTAAGTAATGTTTACAATAGTGGTGTATTAGTTGATTGGGATGAGGCTAACTCTGGCAATACAGATGCAGAGACTTATGAACTATATTATAGAATAAGTGGTACAAGTGAAAATACTGTAGTAACAGGAATAACAGATACTCAATACACCATACCTTATAGTGAAATAACTGATAACACTTATGTCTTTAGTATTAGAGCAATCAATACAACTGAAAGCTTAACATCTGGATATTCTATAGAACCTACATTAGGTGTTGTTAATCAAAAGGTAATTGATGATATTGCAGCACAAGTTGCTTATGAACAACAGGTAGCTTACGAGGCAGAAGTAGCTGCAACTAATGCTGAGATGGAAGCTAATGCTGCTGAAACAGGTGTACTAGAAACAAACTCGGAAAGGGAATATAGAGAAGCTACTGAAGTTATTGTTATTGTATTAGATGATGGTTCGGAAGGTAATTACACACAGAATGATGTTAATGACGGAACTGTTGAGCGTGACAATCAAAGAGCAGCTAACGAAGCAGAGTATGGTTGTTATGTTACTGACGAAGCTATTGAAAGAGGTGACTGTGGTAATATAGAAATATATGAAGAAGAAAGAGATACCAACGGAGAGTTTCCTAATGATGATGTTTTGGTATTGGAAGTGGCAACTGATGTTGAAGATGAAGAATATTATGACGATATTGAGTGGATTGAGGAAGAAGTTGTTTACGAAGTTTATGACGAAGATGAAGGTTGGGTTGAAGTCTCAGAAGAAGAGTTTGAAGAAATACTTGAGTACGAAGCTGAGCGTGATGCAAAAGAATTAGAAATACTTGATACCTATGATGATGAGTATTTAGAAGACCTTAACTTATATATACCAGAAGAAGAGTTTGAGGGTTTAACTGATGAAGAAATACTTATATTAGAAGAAGAACTTCAAAGAGACTTTGAAGAATTTATTGAAACAGTTCTTGCTGTAGAACAATATTTAGAAGAACTAGAAGAATATGAGCAAGAAGTAATACTTATTGAAATTGTTGAATTTGAAGATGTTGTAATAGTGTTTGAAGAAGAATTTCCTGAAGAATTTCCTGAAGATGAACTACCTCCTGTAATTATTATTGAAGACTTTCCAGATGAAGGACCTATTGAAAGGCCATATGAAGACGAAGTATTCGTAGAGGAACTTAATGAAGAAGAGCTTGAAATTCTTACTGAGGAAGAGTATGAGGAATATAAAGAAGAGCGTAAAGAAGTTATTGAAACTTATGTTGAAGAGTTAGAAGAAGAAATTCTTGAAGAAGTTTTACCGGAAACAGTTACCGTAGAAGAGTTTGAGGAAATTAAAGAAAAAGATATTGAAGAGCTTACTGAAGAAGAAGTTGAAATAGTTGTTGAAGTTGCTGCAGAAGTTATTGAGGAAGTTGTTGATATTGAAAAGTTAGAAGAAGTTATAGTAGCTGAAGAAATAATTGTTTTAGAAGAAGAAGAACTTGAAGAATTATCTGAAGAAGAACTTGAAGCTTACGAAGAAGAGATAGAAGAAGTTATTACTGAGTATGTTCAAGAACTAGCTACTGAAGAGCTTGTTGTAGTTGTAGAACAAGTAGCAGAAGTTGGTGTAAAAAACTTAGCATCGGCTGATGAGCAGACTGTTAAAGTTATTCAAGCTGTTGTTACTGAAGTAGTTAATGTTGAAACAGTAGAGGAACTATCAGAAGAAGAAGTAGAAGTTGTAGGTGAGTTATTAGGATTTACTGAAGAAGAAGCGGCAGAAGATGTACAGATTATTGCAGAGCAGGCTTCTAAAGACGAAAACACAGCTACTGCCGTTGAAGAATTTGTAGAAAGAGCTATCGTAAGTGCAGATGTAGAGAACTTTACTCTTGCAGATGTAGTAACAGAGGTACAAATAGAAGCGTTTTTGGAAAACCCCGTACAAGAGATTTTTGATGTAAACTTAGGGGAGTTGGATATCAGTACAATTGGAGACGATATGACCAGTGACCAAAGGGAAAAGGCACAGGAAGTAGTCATCCCCGTAATCATTGCGTCTCAAATAATTGCACAAGCAGGTGCATTAATGAGGAGATTTTAAGTGATTAAAAAGTTAATTAAGTTTTTATACGATGTATTAGGTATGCCTTACCATGCAGTAATTAAAGCAATTAAAGCAGTAATAATATCTGTAAAGTTTGGTGTTAAGTACATTGTTAAATTTATAAAAAATATACCGAATATATTAAAGTTTATAGCTAAATGGATTGTAGATGCTATAAAAGAATCTATTGCACAAATATTTACCTTACTAGGTTTTTTTATTGCATGGTTTACATTAACAGGTAGCGCACAAGATATTGTTGGTGTAGCAATAATAGTTTCTATAGCAATATGGCTTCTTACGATATATATTCGGGAGGAATAATGCCTAACGGCTTTACGAAGTTCCAAAAAATAAAAATAATAATAATGCGTATGGTCGCAGTATTTATTGCTAATGGACTAGCTGTTATTGGTGCAGGAAGCCTTATAGGTATAGATACCGTAAGTTCTGTACTATTAGCAGGAAGTTTAGGTGTAATTAAAGTAGCAGAAGCTCTAGCAAGAGCATACATTGATGATGGCAAAATAACTATTGACGAAATCAACGAATCTTTCGCTATAATGGATAAAAAGAAAAAATAATATGTGTTTAATAGAAAAAAAAGAAAATGGCTCATTTATACAAATTTGCAATTGCAAATATGGTAGCAGTCATTGTAAGGACAACAACTAATGGTTCATAATACAAATAGTAATAATGGATTCACTCAAAAAGAAATGTTGGTAATGATTTTAGAAGGTCAAGAAAAAATTAATGAGCGCATTGACTCGCTGCATGAAAAAGTCAATACAAAAATGTCAAGACAGGAGTTTAGCGGCTGGTTCGTAGCAGTTTCCGCTTTAGTTTTAATCGTCAATCAATTAATGTAGTCAGCAACCCAAGGGGGTATTCATGACAGAAATTATATTAGTACTAACAGTCTCACTTATATCATTAGGCCTTTTAGTTTGGCTAGGTATAATGAGCAACAAATTTTTTAAGTATTTCAGAGAAATAGCACAGGAGATTATTGATGAGCAGAAGAAAAATTAACAGATGTTCTGAGTGTAAAGAACCACTTAAACATGTACAAACAAATCAATGGATGTGTCAACAAAGCCCAAATAAATGCAAAGCATCTACTAAGATTAAGTTTATAACAATAAAAGAAGAAGAAGAATGAGTGATTGGTTTTTAATAATATTTAGCACTGTATTGTTATATACAGTTTGCTATGTGGTTATAAAATGACAGATAAATGGCGTTGGACTGCGTTAATAGTCTATCTAACTATATGCGTATATGATTTTATGGTTGTACCTATTTACTATGGCATAGCAAGAATGGGATTAGACCTAGCTGATTATATGCAACACCTTACAGCTATTGAAGACCCATTAGTACAAATGGAGTATCTTAAGAAACTTGTATCACAACACGAACCATTTACATTAAAAGGTGGTGGATTATTTCACTTATCATTCGGTGCAATACTTACAGGAAGTGCTTTAAATAAATGAAAGTATGGATTGACCAAGATTTATGCACCGGAGATGGACTATGCGAGGAAATAGCACCCGATGTATTTGTAGGATTAGATGATGGCCTTTTCTATGTTAAAGAAGGCGATAAAATATTTTCAAAAGAACATGGTAATGAAGAAGGAGCTCAAGGTTTAGCTGTCGTTCCAAAGGGTAAAGAAGACGAAGTAATAGAGTCTGCTGAAGAATGCCCTGGTGAATGCATAATGATTGAACCCTAATGAATCCAGGATGTCCTGTT